CTGCAGATGATCGATTAAGTATGATATTCGATCAGGTTGTAGAGACGGCTTCAGAATTTTCAGGTTCTGGTCCTGTTGAAGGTCCAGGAACTGAAGTATCCGATTCGATACCTGCAAGGTTATCGGATGGAGAATTCGTTATAACAGCGAAAGCAACAGACCAGATTGGTCCTGATAACCTACAAGGTATGATGGAACAAGCCGAGATGGATGCTGATGAAACTGTTAGACGAGAAATGGCTGTAGGCGGTGCGTTTATTGCCGAGGATGTAGACGAAGATGTAGTACTTCCACAACAAGGAGTATTAGATGCTTCTAAACGTGAGATGTTAAAATTACAACTAAGTGCAAATCCTCGTACGCAATATCGTACTGTTTATGGTTAATATAAATCGATAGAGCTACTTACATTTTGTAACCCTCTATCATGTTAAGAAACCTTTAGCTACTTTGCAAGTCAAACCCTTATCAAGAAGAACTTCTTGTAATAAGCCACTTTGAAGATAGCGCAAACCCGAAAAGGAGTAAAAAATGGCAAAAGTTGAAAATAAAAACGAAACTATAGAAAAGCCTAAACCAAATCCGTACAATATGAATAAACCATGGCATACGGATGATGTTATGCCACAAGGTAATGTTGAAAATGCTGATAGTTTATTTGTTGCACCTCAACCTAAACAAGAGGAAGAGAGCGACCAACAAGAAAAACCAAAAGCACAGAAAGCAAAACCTTATACAAAGCCTAACTATAAAAAAAGATATGATGATCTTAAAAAACATTACGATACTAAATTAAATGAATTTAGATCTAGAGAACAAGAGTTAGCAAACAAAGTGCAAAGCGCACAACCTGTTTACGAAGCTCCTAAAACTCAAGAAGATTTAGAACGATTTAAAAATGAATATCCAGATGTTTATGAAGTGGTTGAAAGTGTTGCCCACTTACAGAGTGAAAATCAAATGAAAACTTTAAATGATAAAGTAAATTTGATTGAAGCTCGTGAACAAGATATTATGAGACGAGAAGCTGAAAAAGACTTGATGGAAAAACATCCTGACTTTGAAGACTTGCGTAACAATGATACCTTTCATGAATGGGCAGAAACACAACCCGAAGAGATACAACATTGGATTTATGAAAATCCTAATAATGCATCTCTAGCAATTAAGGCTATTGATCTTTATAAAATGGAACAAGGTATTTCTAATTCAAATAAAAAACAACAACAGCCTACGAGTTCACAAAAGCAGGCAAGTGCTTCACAATTGATATCTACTAAAACGACATCAGTTGAAGCTCAAGAGCCTAAAATTTGGACTCAAGAGGAGATCGCTGCTTTACCTATGGACGAGTTTGATCGTCTCGAAGCCGAGATAGATCTAGCTATGGCAGAAGGTAGAGTACGATTATAATATTAACTTTTAACAATTAAAGGTAAATAAAATGGCTTATAATCAATCAGACGCTCTATTTGAGCCGTCAACTGATACTGATGCCAACTTTGCGAACTCCGTAAGCACTCAATCTAATAGCTTCTTCATGCCGAAGGTCTATTCCAAGAAGGTACTTAACTTTTTTAGAAAAGCATCGGTAGCAGAAGCAATTACAAACACCGATTATTCTGGTGATATAGCTGCTTTCGGAGATACTGTGCGTATCGTCAAAGAACCAACGATTACTGTTTATCAGTATGAGCGTGGTGCTGACGTAACGCAAACGAAGTTGACTGATGCCGAAGAAACCTTAACTGTTGATGTAGCTAACGCTTTCAAATTCAAAGTTGATGATATTGAGAAATCAATGTCTCATGTAAACTGGAAAGAAGCAGCATCGTCTGCTGCAGCTTACGCATTGAAAGATGCTTTTGATGAAGGCGTAATTGCTGAAATGTTTAGTGGAGTATCAAGCTCTTCACCTGATCACATATTAGGTGCGGATGCTTCTGCTGCTACTCAAACAATGGCGCAGCATCAAGGCGGTTCTAATTCCATCGACCTAACAGGTTCTGATGGTACAGGAACTGATCCCCTTGATGTAATGGCATTTATGGCTAGACTTTTAGACGAACAAAATGTTCCTGAAGAAGGAAGATGGTTCGTTGCTCCTCCTTCATGGTACGAGCAACTGTCTCAAGCTAGTTCAAAGCTAATGTCAGTAGACTACAACGCAGGAATGGGTTCACTTCGAAACGGATTAGTATCAAGTGGAAAGCTACGTGGTTTTAATATGTATAAATCCAACAACATTGCTGCTGCTTCAACAGCTAGTGGTAAATGTATTGCTGGACATATTAGTTCTACGGCTACAGCCC